GTATATCTTGCGTGTTGTCATTTTGATGGTGCTTGTAATTGTAGAAATATTCCGTCTTATCCATTTACAAGACACACATTATATCAACCTAAACCACAATCATCTAAACCACAAGCTAAACCTTGTAAAACATTTTATTTAATAGAACAATTCTAAATTGTTTTATTAAAAATTGTAAATAGTAATTTATGTAAATAGTTATAAATTACTTTGATAATTTATTCTTTGAATAAGATATTATATAACAGCACAATTTATACACATATTAAAATTTGCATCCAAAACCCATTTAGGTCTTAATTGTTTACATATATCATTTACTTATAAACAACAATTACTTTACATCATCAAAAATCATCTTCTATTTCGGTACAATTAATATAAAATAAATTATCCATTTCACATTTTAGTGTTTTATTTAATTCTTCAATAAATAATTCTTGATTTTTAATAATGTTTCCTTTGTCTTTTATATTTAATAATGTTCTACAGATATATTCAGGTATATTTCTATAATTTTTAATACCTTCATTAACATATTCCATTAATTTTTTATTTTGTTTATTTTCTTTCCATATTGGTTGTATATATTCTTTATAATTATATATTAATTTGTTATAATTAATATATTTTTCTTCAATAAAATTATAAATTAATGGTTTGATAATATTGTCTATATTATAATTATCATAATCAAATATAAATGGTTTATCACAATCTAATGTAAAAATACAATTTATAATTTTTTTGTTAACAAATTTATTTGGATTTTTTATTTCATTTGTTACAGAAGTATATTGTAATATATTATTATTTAATATTATTTCATAAATTGTATCTATTAAATTTAATTTACTTAATGTTGGTTTTATATATATAACAAATACATATTTATCAGAATAACCAATTATTTTAAAGTTATTTCTAATATTAATGTTATCATTTTTTTTATTATAATATATTGATTGGTTAATATTATATTTAATATCATTTTTTTTGATAGAATAATGTGTATCTATATAATCAATATAATTATTATATAAATCATCAATTTTTGTAATGTTATTATAATGTTCTCTAATATTAATGCTAAATTTATTATCTTTATGTATAATATTGCTAAATTCTTTATCACATAAACAATCATATAAATTTGAATGAGATATATTAAAAGTTTCAAAACTATATACTATATCATATAAATCCATCATAGACATTATATTGTCATTTCTGTATAAATGTATTAAATAACATAATAATACACTCTCAAGACAACAAAAATTATAATATTTTTTTTTTAATTTATTTTGTAATTTAATATACATATTTTTTAAAATTTTAGTACAATTTGAGTAACTTTCATTATTAGTATTTTCAAATGATAATATTGGTATCATAGTTATTTTATCATATGGAGGTTTAAATTTTTCACTTAATATCTTAATTTGTTTTTTATATTCATTAATTGAATAATATTCTATCTTTATTTTTGACAATTGTTTTATAATATTTGGAAGTACATTTTCATAAAATATGTCATCATTTGTATTATTAATATTATTATATATGTGAAATATAAATTTTATATACATAACACAATATCTAATTAAATGATGTCCCATATCAACAATATCTTTATTACTTCTATCTTCATTTTCAAATTTAATTTTATTTTCATGATATTTAATTACTTCTATGAAATCTTTATTATCCAATAATGTTTCTTTTATTTTTACATTTTGCACTAACTTATCATATTTATTGTATTTACTAATTATATTAAGATTTGGTTCAATTCTATTATCATTTTTACTATTAGTTGTATCAATAAAATCAATTAATCTATTATGTATATCATCATTATTATATTCTAAACCAATATATAGTGATTTTTTTTGTCTTGTTAATGCTACATGTAATAATGAATCATACACTAAGTCATTTTTATCAATGCTAAATAATTTTAATGAAAATTCACTAACACCTAATACAAAGACAACTTCACAACCATTACCTTTTGATGCATGAATTGATAATATACGTGTAGCGTATTCACTATCTTTTAAATTAATTGATTGACCTTCATTAGATTTATGTAAAAATACATATTTTGTATAATTGTAATTGATAGTTGGTAATTTATCTTTCCAATAAGTATTTTTTAGTAATACATTTTTTTGATAATCTTCATTTTTAAATTTGTCCATCCAAAAAAATTGTAAAATTGTATGTAGATAATCGGCAAATGTATTATTGGTAAAAACTGGAAAAATAAACATAAAATTATGTGGTAAATAGTTATATTTATCTATTTCATTATTCATATAATAAATAATTTTTTCAATTGTAATGTCATCATATAATGTATTTATTTTACTTGGAATTTGAAATATTGTATATGGTATAATATCATTTTCGTGAGTATATTTACAATTAGTGTTATTACATATATTTGTAATTTCAGGTAGATTGTATTTATTAAATGGAACAATTTTATTCACAAAATCCTTAAAATGTATGTTATGAAATCTTTTTACATCATTTACTCCATTACTTTTTAATATTGTCTCATTATCATCAATATTTTCTAAATATGTATAAATATTATTTTTACCTAAAATACTTTGTAATTTATCACCAATCACATATACATCAATTTTTGTATATTCTATTATTTTTTGAAATGATATAATATATTCTTTAGTCAAATCTTGTGCTTCATCAATTATAATTAAACATTCTTTATTCATTATTATATTTTTTGTTGCATATTTAACATTATCAAGTATAAAATGTCCTCTATTAATAGTTTTGACAATTTCATAGAAATAATCATTTGAATTTTGAATTTTATTTTTATCTACAATAGCATAATTAAATGAATCAATAGTTCCAATAATAACTTCAATATTAGAATTTAAATTATTATTAAAGAACTTTAATTTATATTGTTTTGAACTAATATCTTTATATTTTAATTCTAATCTATCTAATTTTTTATTTTCATATTGTTCTAATAATTCATTTAATATAACATCTTTTGCTGTATGTTGTTTTGTTAAATATATATAACATCTCTTATTTACAAATTGTTCATGATTTTGTAATAGTTGTATACTTTCATATGTTTTACCACATCCAGCTCCTCTTTGGTTAAAATAAATTAATCCTATATTCTCTATTTTTGTCTCACATTTAGGGCAACATCTATTTCTAATACAATTAATTTCAAAGATGTTATCCTTTATATTATTATAAGAATTTATTATATCATTTACATCAAATTCATACCAAGGTTCAGGTCTATGACTTTCAATAGTTTTATTCGTTTTGCAAATTTCAAATATGTATAAAATATTATCATATTTATCTGTTACACATATATCCGCTCTATATGGATTTGCACTTTTATTATAATAGAAACTATATTCGATAGTTATATTATGATATGTATTATCAAATTTGTATTCCAATACTATATTATTTTCATTACATTTATTACATTTACTATTTATAATAAAGTAAACTTTTGATATTAACAAATCACGGATTATTTTTTTACATTTTTTATGTATCTCACTTTCTAATGAATAAGTATCACATTTATCATAGATAGTATGAGAAAAATGTGCTATATTATGTTCACCTTTTCTTAATATCACATCTTTATTGCAATCAATACATATGTAATTATCTTTTTTATTAGCGTTATTTGGTAAAGTAAATTGATTTGTTGTTCTACAAATAGCACCTGGAATTAGATATTTCATTTTTATAAATAAAGATTGTATAAGATTAATACAATTTTTTAAATAAATATTTAGTTTAAAAATTTTTTTTAATTAAATTAAACTTCTAGAACATACATTATTAATTATTGTCTATAACATTTTAAATAACAAAATTTATTAATTTCCGCTTTGCTAATTTCAAATCCATTTTGTTTCAATAATGATTTTAATCTATCTGCTAAATTATCATTACTATCTTTATCTGTCGTCCATCTTTTCGTTGGTTCAATAATATATAAAGTTGAATCTATATCTAAAATACGATGTGCTTCTTTAATATAATCCTCACAATTACTACCCCACATTGCTAAACATAATATCACAATATCTACTGAATTATCTTCTAATGGAATATTAGATATATCACACTCAATTACTTTGTCATTAACCGCAATATGATCGTAATTTATAAATTCAAATCTACTCTCATCATCAAAATATGAATAAATCGGTTTATTACCACATCCCATATCTACAATTTTTCTTCTTCTTTTAATTTTTTTTAAATCCTCTACAATCATTTCTCTTGGTATTTTATCTAGTGTCTTTTCATTTTCTTCTGAAACTCTGTGATAATACTCCCATTCTTTTTTGTTTTCTTTAAAAATTTTATTTAAATTATCCGAGTGTAATGTTTTATATTTTTTATGTAATTTACTTATTTCAGATTTTATTAATTGTCGCTTTGATACATTACTTATATCTTCATTAGGTGATTTATGTATATTTGGTTTATATTCATTTGTTTTTTTAATTTTTTCTGTTTCTGTTTCAGAATTGGTTTCTGATAATGTTTCGTCATCTTGCACATTTAAATCTATAGTATCAAAAATAAATTCTTTTTGGAGAATTGCTTTAGATTTCCCATCAATCCAAGTATTACCAAAATATTCATATAAAATTTCTCTTTCTACAATATAATAATCAGTTGATTTTTTTTCATTTTGTCTACAACTACTTAATAATTGTCCTAACTCTAATTCATCCTTATCTATCTTAATATATACATTTCGTTTTTCTGAACGAGGATATTTTTTATTATCAATAAAAAATTTTATAATTTTATACACTTTATCTACTTTATTAGTTAATAATGATTGTTTATACTTATCTAATTCTCTATCAATATTTTCACAATCAATATTTATGTCTATAAAATCATCTTCAATATAAATTTTATTCCAAATAACCTTATTTTTTCCATTAATCCATGAATCACCAAAATATATATTGAGTAATTCTCTATGAACTATATAAGCATTTGAATTTGTTTTTTTATGTTGCTTCCTACAATCAGATAACAACCGACCTAATTTATTTTCACAATCAGTAATAAGTTCTTTTATACTTCCTTTTTGTCTTGGTAATTTATTATATATGTAATAAAATTTTATAATTTTTTTTGTCTCTAGTTCTTGTTCTTCTTTAGTATCATTAATCCAATTGTTACCATATTCATTTAATATTTTTCGTTGTATAATATATCCGTTAGTTTTATTTTTTTCAGCACTTCTACAACATCCAATTAAAGAACCTAAATTTAATTCATATTCTGGAA